CAGCGAAGGCAGTGTCGCAAATAAAAGTACACACTGCCTTAACCCAGTCTATTACTAGACTGGACAGGGCTACGCTAATTAAAGTTGTGACCTCAAAAACTCGGACTTAACCGAGAAAAAATTTTGATCACAAAATTAAATTCGGCGCAGTCCGGTACAACAAAGTTGTACCCCAATCGGCCACAGATTGGTAAGATGTTGTTTCCTGCTAGCACATCTATAAAGCTACTTTTCATTAGAAGGGGTGTCAGTCCCCATTTGACCCTTAAGCAGGATCTGGTGGTGCATTCTCGAAATACATGGGAGGAAGACCCGTATAAAAATACGGTGTCCAATCCTCTCCACAAGCAACATGTACTTCAAGAAGTGAATCGGAATCTCCATCGAGAAAATATTGGTATTTCCATCCGGCCATGCGAATGCCTAGGAAATTGGTTGCACCAGTATAGTTTTGATGCTTTCCAGGAACAAACCTATAGTTTGAATAGAATGGAACTTCAAACTCACAAGCAGGGTTAATGTCAGAAGTAATACGGTGTAAACCGTTATATCCAACTAAACTCTTAACTCGTGTTTCTCCAGTTGTTCCAGCGCCAAGTACTGCAGCTGCAGCAGCTTCATTATTGTTTGTATACACAAACTGAGCTGCATTATTCTGCAAGTAATTGTCACCAGAAGCTGGAAAATCGGCTCGCTCAATCATTCCAACCATTGTGTCAGATGAACTACGATTACCCCGAGGAATAATCTTGTATCTCATCGATCCACGATGTCCAGAATGAGCAGTAGAAATCCAATGGAACAAAGTTGTATTACAAAAGTTGTAAGGCACGGGACCTACAGCTTCATGTACAGCATCTAATACATTACCCCTACAATAAGGATAAATGCATCGAGTTCCAAACATTGTTCGTGCTGAAGCAGCTTCAGGTCCAAAAGCCTCATGTAAAACATAACGTTTTAATAAAGGTCTAAAAGACTTGATTGTTTCACCCATAAAAACGGAAGCAATATTCGTTAATGGGTCAGGCGCAATGCCTACACGATCAGATTCTTCTTGCATTGGTGCATCTGTTTCATCAGTATTTGGTCCTTCTCCTTCCTTTAAAGTACCACTTTGTGGTTCTAAAACACCACTTTGTGGTTTAAGAACAAAGCGACCAATCTGATCATAGGGGACTGCACATTGAAAATCGTCCCCAGCTGAAATATATACATTAACTTGAATGTCATTATTTACAGTACTATTGGGAGTTGTC